AGTAGGTGATGGTGGTGCCGGTGGGACAGGTTCAACACCATCAAGAGGAGTTAGTGGAAGTGATTCATCTATTTCAGGTTCAGGCGTTACAACAATTACATCTGCCGGTGGCGGAGGTGGCGGAGGTAACTTAGCCGCGTCAGAAATAAATGGTGCCGATGGAGGTTCAGGCGGCGGAGGTGCTGGAATATCAGGTACAGGTAATGGTTCTGGAGGTTCTGGTGATGTACCAGATGTTACTCCCGATCAAGGTAATGATGGGGGTAATGGAGATTATACATACGGCTCTCCATATGCAACAGGCGGAGGCGGAGGCGCTGGAGCTGCGGGTGCAAACGCTTCAGGAACTAATGCTGGAAACGGTGGAGCAGGAACTGCTTCTTCAATAACAGGTTCTTCAGTTACAAGAGCAGGTGGTGGAGGAGGTTCTGTTTATGCTGGAGGAACAAATGGAACGGGAGGCGCAGGCGGAGGCGGCGCTGGACAAACAAATGCTGTTGGAACTGCTGGAACTGCTAATACTGGCGGTGGCGGCGGTGGAGCTAGTGGTGTTGGTGGAAGTAATTCTGTCGGTGGTGCTGGTGGAAAAGGTGTTGTTATTTTAAGTATGCCAACTGCTAATTATTCAGGAACTACATCAGGTTCTCCAACAGTTTCAATATCTGGAAGTAATACAATTTTAGTTTTTAACGGATCAGGGAGTTACACAACATAATGGCTAGTTTTGCAAAAATAGGTCTCAATAATAAAGTAATAGAAGTTTTGTCTGTTAACAATGATGTTATCAAAGATGCAAGTGGTAATGAGGTAGAATCTCTTGGTATTGATTTTTTAACAAAACTAACAGGTTGGGCAATGTGGAAACAAACTTCTTACAATGGAAATTTTAGAAAAAATCATGCTGGAAAAGGATATACTTATGATGAAGATAGAGATGCTTTTATTCCACCAAAACCTTTTTCAAGTTGGACATTAGATGAAGATACTTGTCAGTGGAAAGCTCCAGTTGATAGACCTGCTGATGACAAAAGATATTTATGGAATGAAGAAAATCAAAGTTGGGATTTAGTAGAATAAAATGAGTGAAGTAAAAACAAATAAAATTAGTCCACGATCAGGTACCTCATTAACGGTAGGAGATTCTGGAGATACGACTACAATGCAAGGTAATGTAAATATTACTGCTGGTGCAATTGCACCTGCTGCATTGACTGCAAGTAACATAACTATAAATGGTAGTAGTGTGAATCTTGGAGGTAGTGTGACCATTCCAACTGAATCAACTCCTGCAGTCACAAGCGCATTTAGTCCAGCTGTAATTTTAACAAGCACGCAAACTGAGGTAACGATTACTGGAACAGGATTTGTAAGTATACCGTTAGTAACAGCTGTAAATAGTTCTACAGGAGCTTCAATTGTGGCTGACACAGTAACATTTACATCTGCAACACAAATTAAAGCAAAATTCACGATAGCAGTGAATGGAGATTATAAGCTTTATATTGAAAACCCTGATGGTAACGCAACACTATCTTCACAGTTGCTTGGAGTATCGACAGGAGTTTCATATTCTACAGCTGCTGGTTCATTAGGATCTTTTGCTGCGGGTAGTACTATTTCAGTAAACGTAGTTGCTACATCTGATTCTGCTATTACTTTTTCAAAAACATCAGGAAATTTTCCAGGTGGGCTTTCTTTAACACCAAGTACTGGTGTAATATCAGGTACTGAGAGCGGTAGTACCCAAGACGAATCATTTAGTTTTGAGCTTACTGCTACAGATGCTGAGGGACAGACTGCAGCAAGAACATTTAGTATTGCAATAACAGTTGGAATTAATAACTCAGGACAGTTTAACTAGGATAACATTATGGCTTCAACTTATTTATACAGAACAAATGGAACACCTACTTTAGGAACAAAGTACACATTTTCATTTTGGATGAAAAGAAGCGCAAAAGATGTTGATCACAGACTTGTTAATAATTATGTAGATTCAAACAATCTTGGACAAATTTATATTGATGCAACTAATAATAAATTAAACATCATTGATAAAACCGGTGGATCTACTCATTTAGATGTAACAGTTTCACCTAAGTTTAGAGATCCTGCAGCTTTTCATCATATTGTGATAGCAGCAGATACAACACAAGGTACCGCAGCTGATAGACTAAAAGTTTATATTAATGGCACTTTACAAACAGACTTTGCATTAGGTGCAACTTATCCAAGTCAGGACGCTGTTTTGAAGATGAATGCAGCATCAGCCTCAGATCAATTCAGAATAGGTAGTCACAATGGAGGCGGTGATTATTTTGACGGTAATCTAGCTCATTTTCATTTTGTAGATGGTACAGCTTATGCAGCTAGTACTTTTGGACAAACAGATTCGACATCAGGAATTTGGAAACCAAATACTGCTCCATCAGTAACTTATGGAAATAACGGTTACTTTTTAAAATTCGAAAATAGTGGTGCTATGGGCACAGACAGTTCGGGTAACACAAACACATTTACTGTGTCAGGAACGATGACACAAAATGTAGATACTCCATCAAATAACTTTTGTACTTGGAACTCAATTAATCCTTTTGGTGGAACTCTCGCTAATGGAAATTTAACAGCTGGAAATAGTAGTAGTTATGACCACAATGTGCAAGGAACTTTTGGAATGACAAGTGGTAAATGGTATTGGGAATATAAAATGGGTGGCTCACATGGAGAATTTGGAGTTTGCGAACAAGGAAAATCACCGCAAACAGACCCACAAAATGCAGCAGGAAATTATTTTATTTATAACAATGGTAGTAATACAACAGGAACTATTTATAATAATGTATCAGGTTCAAGTTCCTCAACAGTAACAGTCACCGCATTTGCTAATGGTATGATTTGTGGTTGTGCTTATGATGCAGATAATGAAGCATTATACTTTCATCAAAATGGAACTTATGTAAATAGTGGTGACCCTACAAGTGGTGCAAGTAAAACTGGAGCTATAATCACTAGTTTAAAAGCAAGATATAACGGAGTTATTGTTCCATTTATGGGTTTTGGAACAAGTAGTGCAAGAACAAATTTTCATGCAAACTTTGGTTCAGGATTTTTTGGAACTACAGCAGTTACTTCAGGTAACGCAGATGCAAATGGTTTTGGAGATTTTGAATATGCTGTACCTTCAGGGTATTATGCGTTATGTACTAAAAATATAAAGGAGTTTGGATAATGGCTTATATAACTTTTCAACCTACAGATTATTTTGATACTAAATTATACACTCAATCAGGTAGTAGTAACAATGGTAATCCACAAACTCTTACCATGGATAATGTAGGTTTTGTTTGGATTAAAAATAGAGATTATTCAAATGGTAATTGTTTGTTTGATATAGTTAGAGGTGGAGATCAACTTCTTGCTTCAAATAGCAATGGTATTGCAGAAACTGCTGGTGGTGGAATAACATTTGGTTCATCAGACACGACAATAGGTGCAGACACAGGTGGTTATGGATTTAACAATAGAGTAGGTGATGATTATGTGGCTTGGCATTGGAGAACAGACGGAAGTTCAGGTTCGTCTAATTCAGATGGTTCTATAAGCTCAACTGTTTCTGTGAATACAACGTCAGGATTTTCTATCGCGACATACGCAGGTAATGGTGCAAGCTCAGGGACAGCAACTGTAGGTCATGGACTTGGCGCAGTTCCACAAGTTGTGTTACAAAAAAGAGCAACAGGTTCTGTACAGAATTGGCATATGTATCATATTGGAACAGGTAATGGCTCTGCTTTAATTTTAAACGATTCACAAGCTAAAAATACTCAGACAGATTATTGGGGAGATACGACACCTACAAGTTCAGTTGTTACTGTTGGTCCAAATAATTTATCAACAGGAACAAATGTATTATACAGTTTTACAGAAAAACAAGGTTTTTCAAAATTTGGAACATACACTGGTAATGGAAATGCTGATGGACCATTCGTTTATACAGGATTTAAACCAGCTTTTGTTTTAGTTAAAAACGCAGATGATACGCAAAACTGGTTTTTACAGGACAGTAAAAGACTTGGTTATAATGGAGCTAATCATCTTCAAAAACCAAACAATGCTGGTGCAGATGACACAGGCACACATATTGATATTTTAAGCAATGGTTTCAAAACAATAGTTAATACAGCTAATTGTAACGGTAATGGCAATAACATAATATACATGGCCTTTGCAGAAGAACCTATAGTATCATCAAATGGAGTGCCAGCGACGGCAAGATAATTATGAGTAGTATTATAAAAGTAGATACAATACAGGATGTAGATGGAAATGTCATCATTAGTAAATCGACAGGTGGTGGTATTCAAGGAGTATATCCATCATCAACAGCCCCTATTGTATTTACAGTAACAGTAGCAACGAAAACAACTGATCATCCATATTACGACGTGGGTAGTACAAATGCATATGTAATAAATGGATTACAAGCACCAAAAATCGAGTTAAATGGTTTTGATACAGATAAACCTTATTATTATAAATTTGATCAATCACATTCAACTAATGAAAATCATCCACTACGTTTTTATTTAGACGCTGCAAAAACAACGGCTTATACAACTAATGTGACTACAAGTGGTGTGCCAGGAAACTCAGGAGCACATACAACAATAGCTGTTGATAGAAACACACCAAACGTGCTTTTCTATCAATGTTCTTCTCATGTAAAAATGGGTAACTATGTTGCTTTAACTTCTCCTGTTTTAAATTTAGGAGTGCGAACAATTGCTTTTCCAAGCACGGCAGGATCAGCAAATCAAGTATTACAAACTGATGGTGCAGGACAATTATCATTCGGTGATGCAGTAACTTTTCCTTCTATTTCAAGTATCTCACCTTCGGTTGCAGATAATACACAAACAGCAATAACGCTCACCGGCACGAACTTCAAAGATAGTTCATCACCACCAGCTGTTGAAGCACAAAATTCTTCAACAGGAGCCATTGTAGTTGCCGATAGTGTTACATTCACAAATACAACAACAGTCGTAGCTAATTTTACTGTAGCAGTTGATGGAACATATTTCATTAGATTAGAAAATAATGATGGTTTAGCTGCACGAACAGCAACGGCATTGTTAACAATATCCGATGCACCTGCGTGGGTTACAGGTTCGGGTTCTTTAGGTATAGTAGCAAATGGCGGAACTTTTAATTTTACTTTAACTGCAACAGATGCGGTAAGTTTTGCTGTCACATCAGGGTCCTTACCAAGTGGAGCAACCTTGAACACTGGAGTTGGCTCTGCTACAATTACAGGAACTGAAACCGGCACTACAGATACTACTGTAAGCAGTTTTACAGTTACAGCGACGGATGCAGAGGGTCAAACAGCTGCAAGAGCTTTTACAATAACAGTATCACATGGAGCTACAGGAGGAGGACAGTTCAACTAATGGCATCAACTTATTTAACAAAAACATTTAGTGGAAATGGTGATAGACAAAAGTTCACTTTATCTATGTGGATAAAAAGAGCAACGCTTGGTCAATCGTTTCTATTTACATCAGGTTCCTATGGTAGCACATCAATGATGCAATGGTTTTTTGATTCTGATGGAACTCTCGGTATGTATGATTACAACTCTAGCGGATCAGTTTTATCACAAGTAGTAACAACTAGAAAATTTTTTGATTTAAATGCCTGGTATCATATAGTTTTTAGAGTGGATACAACACAGGGAACAGCTGCAGATAGATTGAGAGTTTATGTAAATGGTGTACAAGAAACAATTTTTAATTCTTCAAGCTATCCTGGTCAAAATAACAATTATTTATATAGTGAAAGTATTACAGCTCAATATTTTGGTTCGAGAGCTGATAATTCAAGTTCTGATTTCGATGGAATAATGAGTCATATAAATATGTGTGATGGACAATCTTATGGACCTGATAGTTTTGGTTCAACAGACGCTACTACGGGTGAATGGAAAATTACCACATCACCAAGTGTTACATATGGAACAAATGGATATTTTATTTTAAAAGATGGTAATTCTGTTACAGACCAATCAGGTAACACAAATAATTTTGCAGTTTCAAACGGCACACTTACACAAACAGAAGATTGTCCAAGTCATAATTTTAATACGAAAAATAAATTATATTATCAAACTGGAGATGCTGGAGTAGTTATGGCAAATGGTAACACAAGTGTTTCTTACAGTCCAAATTCCAGTAGAAGTGCTTTTGGTACTATTGCTGCAAAAGATGGTAAATATTATTTTGAATGTAAGGTTACTAATAATAGCCTGCTAGTTGTTGGTATAGTCAACTTGGCTTGGTCAAATTTAAATGAGCCTAGTGGTTATGGTTATCATGATGATGCTTTGAACTTTGGTTACAATCATAATGGTGAAAAAACAAGTGGAGGAACAAACACTGCTTTTGGTACTGCGCCAAGTAATAGTGATATTATTCAAGTAGCAATGGATTTAGATAATTCTAAACTGTATTTTGGATTAAATGGAACTTGGCAAGGTTCAGGTGACCCTACTTCAGGTTCAACAGGTACAGGTTCAGCTTTTGATTTAGCATCAGGTGCTTATTATACCTCTGCTTGTAGGTTAAGAGATGGAACAGATTTATCATTTAATTTTGGTAATGGCTTGTTTGGAACAACAGCGATATCTTCAGAGGGAACTAACGCATCAGGTCATGGCAAATTTGAGTATGATGTGCCAACTGGTTACACAGCTCTATCAACAAAAGGATTAAACGAATAATGGCTTATACAACAGTAGATAAAGCGTCTGATTTTTTTAATACAGTTCTTTACACTGGTAATGCAAGTGGTAATCATGGAATTACTGGAGTGAATTTTACACCAGACTTTCTATGGATTAAGCCAAGAAGTGGAACAGATGCACATAGAATTCATTCACCTCTATTTACAGGCACAGATTATTTTATTAAAGCAAATGATACAACGGCTGAATCTCAAAACGCAGGTTGCGTTTCATCTTTTGATGCTGATGGATTTACTTTAAATAACGCTGATAGTGGTTGGAATGCCAACGGCACTACATATGCATCTTGGAGTTGGAAAGCAGGCACTACATCAGGATTATCAGGCGGCACAATAACTCCGTCAGCTTATTCTATAAACACAACATCAAAATTCGGAACATATAAATACACTGGTAATGGTTACGGATCACAAACTATTGCTCATGGTCTTGGAGCTACGCCTACCTTAGTGATGTTTAAGCAATTAACTGGTACTGAACAATGGAGAGTGCATTTTATGGAAGCTCCAAATCCTTATACTAAAATGCTCCTTTTAAATAGTAATGCTGCGGAAAGTAGTCAAAGCAATGGTTTGAGTGCAGTTAGCTCAACTACAATTACATTTGGAAGTGATGGAGCATATAACTTAAATGGAGAAACATACATTTGTTATGTGTTTTGTGATGTGCAAGGATTTGCTCAACATGGAAAATTTACTGGCACTGCTGATGCTTATGGTCCATTTGTAAACACAGGATTTGCCCCAGCTTGGGTTATGATAAAAAGTGTTTCTTCAACAAATTGGAGTATGTATGATAATAAAAGATTTGGAATTAACGGAAAAGATGCACCACTTTTTGCTGATTTAACTAACTCTGAGTCAACAGATTACAATAGAATACATTTTTTAAGTAATGGATTTAGAATTGTAAGTACAAGTGCGCAGGTTAATAACGACAACACTGCAATGATGTACATGGCCTTTGCAGCGGCTCCATTAGTAGGATCAAATAACATTCCGGCAAACGCGAGGTAAAAATGGCTTTTGGAATAACGGCCATATCACAAGATGCAATAGCAGCTTTAGGTACTCCAACTACCTTTGCACAAGTAACAGGTTTAAATTTAACATCTGCGATAGGAGCTTCACAAGTTGATCCTGATGTAATTCCTGTAGGACAAGTTTTAAATACAGCAGTAAACGCAGTAGGTATTACTGCAGGCGGAATACATCTTCCGATTGGTAATCCAATGTTTACGAGCACAGGCACTGTCTCGTTTACAATAAGTGGAAGTGTACAATTAACAGGCAATGCGATTACTGCCACATTAGGTAATGGTACTGCTAGTATTGATATAGATGCTAATGTAACAGGCATCAATATGGATCTAACTTTAGATAGTGTGGAGGCTCTATTAAATACACCAGTAGATGCACAATCTTTACCTTTGACTGTTTCTGTTGGTACTGTTGGCTCATTAGCATGGTCTGAGGTAAGCACAGATGTTACAAATACTTGGGTGGAGGTTGATATTGCTGCTTAGTAAAATTATAATGAATTATGGCTTCAACATTTAGTACAAATCTTAAAATAGAATTGATGGTCACTGGTGCTAATGCTGGTACATGGGGTTCTAAAACAAATACAAACTTACAATTAGCTGAACAGGCTATATCAGGTTATGAGTCTATAAACGTTACAGCAACGACAGTAGCTTTGACGATGGATGACGGTGCAATATCACAAGCGAGAAACATGGTTGTAGAATTTGCAGGCACACTGCTTGGAGCTTCAACAGTGACAATGCCTGATTCGGTTGAAAAAATGTACGTTGTGAAAGACTCTACAACAAGAGGTGGACATAACCTTACTTTCAAAACTGCTTCAGGTACAGGTTTTGATCCTGATAATGGTAAAATACATTTGGCTTATTCTGATGGTACAAACTTAAATGAAATAGCATTAAATACATTAGGTGGTGAGGTTGGTAGCGCATCAATAGCTGACAACGCTGTGATTACTGCAAAGATATCCGATAATCAAATAGTAACTGCAAAAATTTCAGATAATCAAATTACAACTGTAAAACTCTCAAATGATGCTGTGACAACAGTTAAAATTTCTAACAATGCTGTAACTGCAGATAAGCTAGAAAGAAAGTTTACTATCACTACAAATGTAACACCTGCTGGTGGTGCAAATGGAGATTTATGGTTTGTATATTCATAGGAGATATACATGGCATCAGAAACATACGTACATAACGGAACTGAATTTAAAAATGCAAACAACATTTATGTAAATGTTAGTGGTACTTTTCAAGGTGTTGATGAAGCGTATGCAAATGTTGGTGGCACATTTAAACTAGTTTTCTCTTCATTTCAAGCAACAAGCTTTGTAACTTTAGCAACGGGCACCGGAACTTTTACAGTGCCTGAAAATGCAAACGCAATACATATTAAATCTGCAGTAGCAGGAGGCGGAGGAGCTGCGCGTGGAGGTGATGCAGACTCAGGTGCAAATGGTGAATCTGCCGGAGCAGGTGGAGGATCAGGAGCATATATTTCTGACACTGTATTTATTGTTGCTGGTAATGAAACTTTAACTTATTCAGTTGGTGTGGGTGGAGCTCCAGGTAATGATGGAAGTAATGCAGACAGTACAGCAGGAGATGGAACTGTTACAAGTTTATCTGCTTCAGTAACAGGATCATTATTTACTTTAGGTGGTGGTGGCGGATCAAGTGGAACAGGTAGTGATTCAACTACGCTTCGTACTAACACAGCAGGATCTGCAGGTTCAGCGACTGTTGCTAGTGGAAGATATTCATCAGGAACTTTTAGAGACTCTGATGGATTAGCAAAATTATTAACCACACTTACCACAGGTCCCACAGGAAACTTTAATGATTCAGGTAATGGAGCACAAGGTAATTTGACAGGAACAGGTAACTGCTCAGGATCAGGTTGTCGAATAAGTGGTTTTGGTGGTGCCCCATCTTTTGCAGGAAATATAGCTGGAGGGACAGCAGGATCGTCTATTGGAAGTGGCACGAATGGTGGAGACGGATCTCGAGGATCAGGTGCAGGGGGCGGAGCAGCTCAAGTAGATAGCACGGGAGCAACTCTAGGTGGCACAGGCGGTGCGGGTGAAATGGTTTATAGATTTATGAGGGTAGCATAATGGCATTAGCAAATATAAAATTATTACCAGGTTTTGATAAAACAGAAACACCTTCAGGTGCTGAGGGTAAATGGATAGATGGTGACTTTGTAAGATTTAGATATGGTCAACCAGAAAAGATTGGTGGCTTTGTTGCAATAGGCGAGAAAACTATTTCAGGACCTGCTAGAGCACAACATACTTTTACAGATTTAGAGGGTAGAAAATATGCAGCTATTGGCACATCTAAACTTTTATTAATATATTATGGTGGTGAATATTTTGATATAACGCCGTTAGCTACAGCTTTGACAGGCGCTACATTTACTAGTTCTAATGGATCTAATACAGTTACAATAAATAAAACATCACACGGGTTTGAAGAAGGTGACTATTTTATTTTTTCTTCAGTTACTTTGCCTGGTGGTGGAGCAACAACATACGTTGATACAGATTTTACAACAAATACTTTTGAAGTAACGACAGCATCAACAAATAGTTTTACAGTTACGATGCCATCAAATGAAGGTGGTACAGGAATGACTGCTGGAGGCAGCACATCTTTACAAAAATACGAAACTATTGGACCTATCTTACAGACTGCTGGTTATGGTTGGGGTACAGGTGTTTGGGGTGGATCTGTTGGAAGTATACCTTGGGGTCAACAAACAACATCTTCTACAACTATTCTTGACCCAGGAAGTTGGTCATTAGATAATTTTGGTGAGATTCTTACAGCAACAATACGAAATGGTAAAACATTCACTTGGGATGCGGGTGCTGCTAATCCAACAGCAAATAGAGCAACTATACAAACTTCAGCACCTACAAAATCTATTCTGACAGCAGTGTCAGATCGAGATAGACACTTCGTGCATTTTGGAACAGAAACTATTGTGGGAGATCCAACAAAACAAGATCCAATGTTTATACGCTTCTCAGATCAAGAAAACTTTAACGATTACGAACCTACAAGTGTAAATACTGCAGGGACATTCAGACTAGACAAAGGTAATACAATTGTAACAGCTGTATCAGGTAAAGATTATATTTTAGTTCTTACAGACCAAGCAGCATATACAATGCAATTTGTTGGTCCACCTTTTACATTTAGTATTAGACAAGTAGGTACGAACTGTGGATGTATTGGTCAACACGCTGCAGCATATGCAGATGGTAAAGTATATTGGATGGGTCTTGCAGGTGGATTCTTTGTATTTGATGGTACAGTAAAAAATTTACCAAGTTTAGTTGAAGACTTTGTATTTCAAACTGACGGAGATAATTTAGGTGTAAACTATAATTCTAATGAAATAATCTATGCATCTCATAATTCTTTATATAGCGAGATTATATGGTTCTATCCAAAGGGGACACCGGTCAGCAACCCTTCAACACAAATAGATAGAGCTGTAGTATACAACTATAGAGAAAATACTTGGTCTACGATGTCTTTGGCAAGATCTACATACGCAGATTCAATTACTTATGAAAATCCACAAGCTACTGAATATAATCTTACAGGGACACCACAATTTCCAACAGTACAAGGTGTTACAAATACATTTGGGGCATCTACATTATTTCAACATGAGAATGGTGTAAACAAGGTAGATTTATCTGGAGCTTCATCTGCAATATCAGCTTTTGTATTATCAGGTGATTTTGATATTGATCTTCAAGGCGATGGTCAATTTTTATTAAACGTAAGAAGATTTTTACCAGATTTTAAAACTTTACAAGGTAACTGTACAGTTACATTAGGTACAAAAAACTTTCCTACTTCAAACATTTCAACAAATGTATCTTTTGTTGTAACAGGATCGACAAGTAAAATTGATACTAGAGTAAGAGGCAGATTAGCAAACTTAAAAATAGAAAACAGCTCTGTTGGTGACAATTGGAGATTTGGAACATTTAGAGCAGACGTTGAACCAGATGGTAGAAGATAATGGCAAAGATAACAGTTTACATACCTGAACCAAAAGTAAATTACGAGGAAGAAAACCAAAGGCAAATAATAGCATCTTTGGATACCGTAAAAACACAACTTAATACCTCTTTTCAAGAAGACTTGAAAAACGAACAACAAGCATTTAATTTATTCATGTCATGACAATACAATATAAAAACGAAACATTTTCTTTAGCAAACACAGCAGTAACTTCAGTATTTACTTGTCCTACATCAGGCACGTGCATTGTTAAAGCTGTTGATATTGCTAACGATCATTCAGGAGATGTATTAGTAAAAGGTTCAGTTACACCTTCAGGTGGTTCGGCAGTACAATTTTTTATTAAAACATTAACCACAGATACCTCTAATTCTGCAATAAACAACGTCCTTAATCTAGAAGGTGGTGATGCTATTAACTTTGAAGCCTCAGTAGGTGGTGTTATTACTGGTGTTATCAGTTATGCGTTGATTGACAGGTCACAAGAAAATGGCTAAGAAGAAACCATTATTCGGTGTAAATAATTATAAAAAGAGAACACCCAAAAAAAGACCTGGTCGCCACGCAAAAAAATATAGTAAAAGGAAGCCACGTCGTAAACGCAGTAGAGGACAAGGTAGATGAAAATAATACCCGCTAAAGCAAAAGAGATCATAAAAAATAAAAGAACAGGTAAAATATACAAAGACAAAGTAGAGTTTGACAAGGATGTGGCTGATCCAACAACGGACACCGTACAGTCAGATCTTCAACAGGACTTACAAGTAACTGTTGCTTCTTTAGAAGTATTTGGTAAAACTAAATAATGGACCCTAAAGGCGGAACAGAGCTACAAGTAGCAATGTTAGAGAGACACGTAGACTCTAAGCTACTAGAAAAATTCCAAATTACAACATCAGTGCCAGAGAAGATACCTTTATCAAAAGATAAGATAAATATTTTATGGCAACAAAATTCTTACGATCAACCCAATTTATTCCCTTGGTTTAAAAACAAAGATAATCACGATAAATATGATTGGTATGTATTTAACTCACATTGGTTATATGAAAAGTTTAGATACTTTTTTAAGATTCCTACAGAGCGATGCACAGTAATTAAAAACGCAATTGAAGTTTTTCCTGAAAGAAAGATATATAAACAAGGAGATCCAATACGTATGATCTTTCACCCAACACCTTGGCGAGGTCTTAATGTAATTTTAGGTGCCATGCAATTAGTAAAGAGTGAAGATGTAACTTTAGATGTATACTCATCTACAAAAGTTTATGGTGATGCTTTCAGAGATAAAAATGATGATACTTATAAGCCCTTATATGCGCAATGTGCAGAGATGCCAAATGTTAATTATAAAGGTTGGCACAATAATGATTTTATTACAAGTCATCTACAAGAGTATCAAATCTTTCCTTACTCGAATATATGGGAGGAGACATCTTGTATATCTGCCATAGAGGCTCTTGGTGCAGGTATGCACATGATTACAACAAATTATGGTGCACTTTACGAAACATGTAGTGAATGGCCAGTCTATGTTCAATATGATAATAATCGTAAAAATTTATCTACGTGTTTTGCTTATGCAATAGATGAAGTGCGTGAGTATTTACATACAGATAGATGTCAAGAATATTTACAAAAACAACAAGATTTTTATAAAATGTTTTACTCTTGGAAGAAGCGTAAAATAGAGTGGACTAATTTTTTAGAGGGAGTTGCAAATGCAAAATCATGAACCTATTTGGTTTGACAAAAAAGAAGTGAACTTACCCCAACATAGAATTTTTGTAGCTACACCATGTCATTCTGATTTAACAATACATTACACACAATCAGTTTTAGAATTACAAAAGTATTGTATGCAACAGAAGATTGGTATTATGATACAGCTTTTTAAATCTTCACTTGTAACTCAAGGTCGTAATTTATGTGTATCTGCTTTCTTACAATCTAAATCTACACACATGTTGTTCGTTGACTCTGATATTTCTTTTAAGCCAGAAAGTTTACAACATTTAATCGATGCTAATAAAGATGTTATCTCTATACCATACCCAATAAAAGATATGGCATGGGGTAAAGCACATGATCTAATCAAAAAAGGTAAAATAAAAGATGCAGAGGATTTAAAGAATAAAGGTTTCTATAGATACCCAATAAGAGTTGAGGACACAAAAAATATAAAAATTGATAAAGGTGTAATAGAGGTGGAGCACGTACCCACTGGATTTATGTTAATAAACAGGTCAGTATTTGAAAAGATGAAAAAAGAATATCCTGATAAGGTGATAAACCAAGACACATTGATTAATGGTAAATTACAAAAAATTCCTGATATGTATAATTTCTTCGATACTCTTCATGATCCTGAATCAAAAACTTATATGGGCGAGGACTTTGCTTTTTGCAAACTATGGCGTAAAATAGGAGGCAAATGTCATGCTTACGTTAATGACTATATTAGCCATGTAGGAGAGCATCAGTATACAGGTAGGTTCTCCGATGAGTTGATTGTGTCATAGTAAAATGATAATATTTATAATTGGCTAATTATAATGATAAATTAAACATATGTTACAATTTTTACCTTACGCACTAGCAGCATACGGAGGATACAAAGGATACAAAGCATCTAAAGATGCAGGTGGTTCTGGTATTCAAAGATTATTAGCGGGAGCTACCGGTGCTGTTGCAGGTTATTATGGTGGTAAAGGAATTCTTAGCGGTGGGTCTGCATTAAACCTTCCAGGTTTCTCTACAGCTCAAGCAAACTTCACCCCGTTTTTAAAAACATCTGCTATGCAAACGCTTGGCACTAATTTTCCAGCTCTTGGTATACCTGTAAATTCAACGACTTCAACCACACCTTTTTTACAGAAAACAGCTATGTTTCCAGGTGAAGATGCATTAGCTACTGATTCAATAAGTAAATTATCAGCAGCAGCAAAAACTGCAGGTTCAACAGTTGCTTCAGGACCCGGCGGACAAAAAGTAGAAATGAATGCGCTACAAAAATTATTATTTAGAAATAGAATGTCAAATGGTAATTTCACAGGTGAACTTCAGATAGATCCATTTAAAGCAGCCTTTGCAGTAGGTGCAGGAACTTATTTAGGCGGTGCTTTTGATCCACAACCACAAACAGTATTTACACCAGGATACAATTTAGGTGTTGCTGAGCTACAAGAAAAAAGAGGTGGTTTAAAATATATAGATCCAGAAACAGGAGAAGAGAAAACATACGCACAAGTTTACATACCTGAAGCAGGAAGAAATCCAGATTTTAGAATTGGAAATATAGAGATGAATAAATTCACTTATAACAAAGGTGGATTAGCAGAAATCAAAAGATTTAATGAAGGTGGTATTAATTTTCTACCAAGTAAAACAACACACGATGAAAACGATAGTAACAATTATGTAAGAGCAATGGGATACGTCGAGGACGGATCAGGCACAGGAGATAAAGACGAAGATACAATGTTAGCTCAATTAGCAGACGGAGAGT